AATAGAGATGAAAGCGAAAGTACAAGTAAACGAATTACGAATAGGAAGTTATTATGAATATGATAAAGGTACAGTAAAGCTAGACGGTAGCTTATTAGCAATGTATTTGCAAAATGATACTGATTTGTATCTATATCCTATACCACTAACTGAAGAATGGTTAATAAAGTTTGGATTCGGAAACCCTAAAAATTTTACAAAAGGATTGTGGTTAGAAACTGATATAATAGGAATTGAAAAAGGATTTCTGCAAAATGAGGTAAAAATGAATTTAAAGTATAATAATTTTAATATCGAATTATGGGATTATGTATGTCAATTTAAAATAAAATGTGATTACGTCCACCAACTCCAAAACCTTTACCACGCACTTACCGGAACCGAACTCAAACCCACATCCACATCCAAATAATCCTTAAAATAGAGAAATTATGAGTAAAGAAATTAAAATTAGAGAAGAGTATGGAGGGTTTTGGAATCAACTTCATATAAACGCAAAAGAATGTGCATTAAAACATAATGGATTGATAAATTCTATATTAACCAATGCACCTAAAGAAATAGAACACGATTATAAAGACAGATGTTACCGCCCTAAATCACTTCAAGGAATCGAAAACAACAACGGTTGGATTAAGATTGAAAGTGAAGCGGATTTGCCGAAAGAAAACTTAGATTGTTGGTTTTATAATTCTTATGGTATGTTTAGGGGATATTTCAATAAAAAACAAGGATTTTTTTATGATGAGAAATATGAAGTGATTAGATACGATTTAACTCATTATAAGCCAATAGAAAAACCACTTTTACCAATATACTAAACTATGAAATATACCCGCCAAGAAGCTGAACGATTAAAAAACAAAGGAATGAAAGGCTTTACAAAATACACAAAATGGATTCCTAACGTAATCGAAAAGGATGGATTTTGGATAGTAGAAAGTAAAATTAATAACCCAACGTATAAATGAGCGATAAATTAACCCCTCCACCGCATTATAATAACAAAAACGGCTCTTTGTATCAGTTTGCAGAAAATCACGCTTTAAATGCGTGGGAATTCGATTTAATTAAACGAATCGTAAGATGTCGAAAAAAAGGAGCTTTTAAAGAAGACCTAGAAAAAACAAAAATATTAATCGATTTGTATTTGGAGGAATATAAAATTTGATTATATTTGTACATCAAACAGCGAATGGTACTCGTTTAGAAAATTTATAAATTTATCCTTTTTAAGAAATTAGCAGTACCATTGCTAAGAGTAAGAAAAAGGATTTTTTATTTTTATTATGCGCCCACAACTCAAACATTGGCGAGATCTTCCAAAAGAAGAAAAGCTAACCATAATGAAGCAACACAACATAACCGTTGTTACCTTCGAGTTCATAGAAAAAATTTATAACCTAAAAAATAAATAAGATGAAAATTAAAAAAGAGCAAATTATTGCATTACACGATTGTGGAATTGAAAGCGTACAAGTATTATTACAATCATTTTTTCCTAAAGTGTTTGAAGTGAAAAGGGAGTTAATTGTTGGTAAGTGGTATAAAGGAACTTTTTTACACGAAAACAATCCGTTAATTTTTATTGATTCAGTGAATCATAAAAACAACATCAAAGGATATGGATTTGATACCGAAAAATGGTTTGACAATAGAAATAAAGACAATCATTACGGAGGAATAGATGAAGTTGAGGATTGGGTAGAAGCCACCGAATCAGAAGTTTTTGAAGCTTTGGATAAAGAATTGGATAGGTTAGGATTCAAAAAAGGCGTGTATTTTAAATCACCTACAGATAAATTAGAATGTGTACATAACGGAACGAATCGTTTTAACCCACATCGTAATTCAGTATTTTCAAACGGAACCGCTGTCTTTGTAAACGGTAAATGGGCAACCATAATTGAAACCATATCCAAACAAGACGCAGAAAAACAATTAAACAAAAAAATCGTTTAAACATGCAAACATTCCTAATAGCAGTTTCAGTAGCTATATTTTTTGGAGTAGTTGTGGGTAAAAAAGAATAATCAGCCACAAGAGGATTGACCGAAATAGCTAATCGGTAAGTGGTACTAATTAAGCACCTCGCATACATTGTCGGGGTGTTTTTGGTTTTTATGATAGAATTGTGTAATTTTGAATAATCAATATTAATTTCAAGATGCAAGAAAATACACACGGAGGAGCAAGAAAAGGGGCAGGTGCTAAGAAAAAAGCTGATATTGAAAAATCTAATGAGATATTTTTAGCTATGATTAAATTAGTAAAAGATGTCGAAACTGATGAAGATGCTAAATTAGAACTAGCTAAAACCTTATATTCTTTTGAAAGGGGGCAAATGTTTATTGCCGAGCATATATTTGGAAAACCTAAAGAAACTATTGAGAATATAAACATAGATGCGGGCAAACTAACCGATGAAGAAATTAAAAAAATAAATGGAAACCTCGAGCAATCTTACTAATTACCAAAAAGTATTAAAGGTAAAATGTGAGAATGATTTATTATTTTTCACTAGATATATTTATAAAGAAAATCACAGGCGTAATTTTATAGTTGCGCCTCATTTCGTTTTAATAGCTGAGTTTTTAACCAAAGTTTTTAATGGTGAAATTAAAAGGGGAATTATTAATATACCGCCCCGTTATGGAAAAACAGAGTTAGCAGTAAAATGTTTTATATCTTGGTGTTTGGCAAAAAACTCACAATCTAAATTCATTCACTTATCATATTCTGATGATTTAGCATTAGACAACAGTTCTCAAACAAAAGAATACATTGAATCAGAATCATTCCAAACGCTTTGGGGAATGAAGTTAAAGAAAGATGCACAAGGTAAAAAGAAATGGTTTAATGAATTAGGGGGTGGTGTTTATGCTACTGCTTCCGGTGGAGCTATTACAGGATTTGGGGCAGGTGTAGCAGAAAGTACACAATTTGCAGGAGCAATTATTATTGATGATCCATTAAAGCCAGATGACGCCAATTCAGACGCTAAAAGGAACGCGGTTAACGAAAGATATAATTCTACAATTAGGAGTCGTGTAAATGACAGAGAAACGCCAATTATTGTAATTATGCAAAGATTACACGAAGAAGATTTAAGCGGTTTTCTTTTAAATGGTGGTTCTGGTGAAGAATGGACTCATTTGTGCTTACCTGCTTTAGATGAAGAAAAAAATCCTTTATGGGTAGATAAGCATAATTTTGAAGAGTTAGAACAAATTAGGCAAGCGAATAGATATAATTTTGCAGGTCAATATATGCAAACTCCATCGCCTGCTGAGGGTGGAGAATGGAGAAAAGATTGGTTTAGAATTGTAGATAAAAGCGAAGTGCCTATAAATGAATTGAAATGGGAATTACTGATTGACGGAGCTTACACTAAAGACACAAAGAATGATCCAAGTGGATTTCAAATTGGGGCTAAATGGAATAATGATTATATAATTTGGTCTAGTATTGATAAGTATTTAGAAATGCCTGAGCTATTAAAGTTTGTACCGAATCATATTGCTACTTGCGGAGTTGATGTAAAATTGTCTTTAGTAGAACCAAAGGCAAGCGGAAAATCATTAGTCCAGATAGTTAGGCAGAATACAAAAGTAAATATATCAGAAATTAAAAGTACATTTGTAAACGCATCAAAAATTGAGAACGCAAGGGCGTGTTCGCATTTCATTGAAGGAGGTCGTGTCATACTTGTAAAGGGAAGCTGGAATGAAGCTTTTTTGCATCAAATAGCTATATTTCCAAATGGGAAACACGATGAGCATATAGATTTAACCTGCTATGGCATTGAACGAAATCTAATTGATAGTAATTTTTTCTTTTTCTAACATTATTTTTATTAATTTTGGCTTATGGCAAATATATTTCAAACTACTTTAGGAAAGATTACCAGTAAATTAGGTATAAATAATGTTTTTAATCAGGCTTTTTTTCAATGGCTTGGTGGTGGTTTTACTAATTATGATGCAAACGCGAAAACTTATTTAGAAAAAGGATATAATACTAATCCTGATGTTTACGCTATTATCAATAAGCAAACTGTTAAAACAGTATCGGTTCCGTACTGCATCAAAGAAATAGAAAGTAAAACAGCATATTCTAAGTTAAAACAATTTGATTTGGCCACTAAAGGAAACGTAAATTTATTACAAACAGTTAAGCGCAATAAACTAGAAACAAAAGCATATAAGGAAAAAGAAATTGCTTTTCCATTAGAACAGCCAAATACTACTCAAACCTGGTCTGATATTTTTGGATTGTACAAAACTTATATGAAGATTACAGGAAACTATTATCTTTATACAGTTTCTCCTAAAGAAGGTATGAATAAAAACGTGCCACAATTAGTTTATGCGTTACCGGCTCATTTGATGGAAATTGTTTTAAAACCTAATGCAGCGATGTTAACTACTGAAAGTCCTATTGATTATTATATGTTAATCGAGGGTAGTCAGTACATGAAGTTCCCTGCTGAAGATGTTATTCATGTGAAATATGTTAATCCTAATTTCGACATGCAAGGATCACATTTATACGGAATGAGTCCTTTACGTTCTGCATTAAGAAACATTAATTCACAAAATAGTGCAATAGATGGAAATATAAAAACATTGCAAAATTCTGGCGCTTTTGGGTTCGTTTATGGCAAGGGTACACCTTGGACTCCAGAGCAAGCGCAATCAATGAAAGAGCGTTTGGTTGAAATGGATAAAAACCCTGAGCGTTTAGCTAAAATTGCAGGAGCTAGTGGAGAGGTTGGATTCCAAAGAATATCATTAACTACTGATGAATTAAAGCCTTTTGATTATCTTAATTGGGATAGAAAAACAATTTGCAATGTATTGAATTTTCCTGATGAACTATTGAATAATGATGGTAAAGCAGCGTTAGGCAGTACAGACACAAGTGAAGCTAGAAAGTCATTAATTACAGATGATATACAACCTGATTTATGTTTATTGCAAGACGCTTTGAATAAGTCGTTTATACCTAGATTTAAAGGATATGAAAACGCTGTTATTGAATGGGATGTTACCGAATTACCAGAAATGCAGGAGGATATGAAGAAACAAGCCGAATCATTAAACTTAATACCATTAACTCCAAACGAAAAAAGAACAGTCTTCAAATACGAAACTTTGACAGATGATGGAATGGATGTAGTTTGGATGCCAAGCGGTCAACAACGAATTGATGATGTTAGTAGTAATATGATGCAAAGTAATCCGTAATACTATGAAAAAAGCTGAAGTATATTTTAACGGACAAATTATTAAAACTGTTATTTGCGATAGAATAGAATATTATAATGATATTTATGTTATTTTATCATCAAGAATAGACGGTGTTTTTACAACTGTTGCTATTATTCCAAAAGAGTATTTAATTCTTTTTTCATAATGACTAAA